ATCAAAGCTTCTAAAGTTCCAGCATTCAAAGCTGGTAAAGCTCTTAAAGAAGCAGTTAAATAATGATTTTATAAAAAGCCTGTCATATCAAGCATTTGAGCTTGTGTGACAGGCTTTTTTTGTGTATAGGGGGCAAAAAAGGGGCAAACTATAAAGAATCGAGCAAGTCCAGAATATTATCATCCATCTTTTTAGTGACGTGTGTATAGATTTTATTAGTCGTTCGAGAATCAGAATGACCAACTCTTGCCATGATTGCTTTTAGAGGTACATTGTTTTCTGCTAGTCTACTAACAAGAGTATGTCTGAATATATGCGAAGTCAGATGTTTATCTATTGGATTTTTTAAACGTTTATTTGCTTTCTGGATTGCTAAGTTGAAAGAATTATTTTGAATCGGTATACCGTTTTTTGTAACAAAGATAAAGCCAAGATCATTGAATGTTTTTCGAGTATTTTTAGAAAGTTCATTTATTGAGATAAACTCTTTTAAAATTTCAATTTCTCTTTTTGATAAAGAAACAGTTCTGAAGCTTGCAGCGGTTTTTGTAGTTGTTTTAAATCCTTTTGAATACCCTACTGTCTTATCCAAAGTGCCATGGATTTTTACTGTCTTGTTATCAAAATCAATATTTTCTTGTTTAATAGCAATAGCTTCACCAATTCGGCAACCATTGTATGACATGAATTCCGCAAGCAAACCTAGTCTATATGTGTTATTTGTTCTGTATAATTCTTCTAATAATCTTTTTAGTTCATCTTCTTCTAAAAATTTCTTTTCTGTCTTTTCTAATTCTTCGATTGTTTTTATTTGTTTTGGGAGTTTTGCTCGTCTTGCAGGGTTGTCTTTGATGTATTCAAGATTAACTGCATAATCAAACGATAGATTTAAAATCATTTTATAGCGTTCTAGTTTTGAACGAGAAATATCTAGATCATTTAAGAACCGCTGGATATATTTAGTGTCTATATTCTTAACTTTGATTTCTGTATCGAACGCTTCCTTAAAATCATTCACGCTGCTAGTAAGAGAGCTGATAGAACTACCTTTGATTTCTTTCTGGTAAAATGTCCACCATTCATCTAAGACGTGTTGATAAATCGCATCTGTTGATTGTATATTCTGTAAAGTTTCTTCTATACGTTCATCCAGTAGTTTTTGAGCTTCTTTCTTCGCTCTGGATGATCCTGAGTCAAGTGTTACAGATACCCTCTTCAATTTTTCAGTGTATGGATCTTTATATCGCTCAAAAAATTTATACTTTCCATTTGGAAGTTCTTCCATCCACATTGATTTTTCCCCTTTATTTTGTTAAAATGGGTATAGAAAAGAGGGCCTTTTAATGCCATTCTTTCTATACTTGATAATCTCACGCTCGCAGTCGCCAAACTTTCAGAGCGTGGGATTTTTTATTTTAAAAAGCGTAAGAATTGAATTTATTCCAGACCTGTTGCAACTTTTGTAATCAACAAGAATGAGCCATCCTCTTGTTTCGCAAATGATAAAATAACACTCTTGTATTCTTTATCAAACGAAGTATAAGAGATTGTTTTATTTTCGTGATCATTAACTGTAGTTGTGTTAGTGTCGCTTGGTTCGCCGTGTTCTTTAATGATGTCATCATATTTAGAACCACCAGCACCTCTATTGGTAATATCACCAGGCACAAGTGCATCAAACTGCTCTTTTGTCCAGTTAAATTTAGTATCCTCTTGTTTTTGTGAAGAGTCGCTTGATGAACTTGTTGAAGTCACCGATTGCTCAATATCTTTGCTAAGTTTATCAAGTGATTTAGCATACATAGCTTGAGTTCCAAGCACGATAGCAATCGAAACAATAGATAAAACAGTTCCGATAATAGCTAATGTTTTTGGTCGTTTTCTGTTTACTAAGAAACCGATTATTCCAAAAATCAAAGCTAAAATCGCTAGAATGAAAGAAAAATTGTTGATGATAGGCATCCAAGAGCCAAGTAGAGCAAGCGCTCCAAAAATAATAGCTAAAATACCTAAAACTTTACGTTCCTGTTCCATAAGAACCCTCCTAACAGCTTTTATTGTGGTTCAGTTGTTGCACATTTTTTTTAATTTAATAACGCTTTATATTCTTCCATAACCATGACTTCATCAGTCGTGGTTTTTAAATTATAAAATTTCATGAAGTCAAGATAATTAAAATCAGACGGATTTTCTAATTGATCTAAAGCATCTACAAGTAAATGATGTATCATGTTTCTATCAGCTTCATTCTCACATTTAATCTTAGCATTCTTATATTCTTGCTCAGTATGGTCTATATGCCCTAACTCATGCAGAATAACTTGTTTCTGTTTCTCAGGCGCTAAGTCCTTGCTTACGAAAACTACTTTTATTTCGTCAATATAAATGCCGTTTCTATTCCATAAATCCTTGTCGAAGTATTCAATCTTGACACCGTATTTTTTGCAAATGTCTTCAATGCTCATTTTTTATTTAGATATATTTCTATGATGTTTTGAATGGCTTCAATATCATCTTCATTTAACGGTTTGCCGTCAAAAGTTTTAGCATTTTCAGCCATTTTGCGCAAGTCTGATGAAGTGAATTCGGGTTCAGTTGGTTTTTCAATTCTCAAAATATCGTTAGTAGAAGTATTAAATACTTTTGCTAAAGCAATCAATTTCTTACCAGTAGGCAAATTGATACCACTTTCCCATTTTGAAATTGTAGTTTGAGATTTATAGCCCAACATACTAGCCAATTCGCCTTGTTCGATATTTCTTGCTTCCCTTAATTCTTTAATTCTTTGTCCTATTTCTAGGTATCTTTCCTTGCTAACCATGACTTTTTTCTCCTTACGTTCTATAAGTCTATTATATAGAAGAAATGATTTAAAATCAAGTAAAACGATAGAAAAAATAAAAAAATATGAAAAAAAATCAAAAAAAGCAGTTGACAGATGATTTTAAATCATGTATAATAAATTTGTAAATCAAATAAATGATTCTAAATCATGAAGAAAGGAGAGTTATATGAGTAAGCCAACGATCACAATCGCAGAGTTGCGAGCAAGACACAACAAGATGACACAAGCACAACTTGCTGAACTTGTAGGAGTAAGCCCCCAAACAATCAATGCTTGGGAAAAAGATATATCATCAATCAAGGCACAACACCTTTTGAAACTTTGCGAAATTTTGGAAACAACGGCAAGCGACCTTTTAGGCGTTTAATTTTTTACAAAGTATATGATTTTAAATCATATAAGAAAGGAGCAAACATGAACGAACTAGGACTAATTATAGTAACAATCGTAAATGTAGTTTGTGCTTTAATAAATCTATTTTGCTTTATTAAAGATAGGATGGAATGATTTAGATTTAGAAAGGAAAAACTATGAAAGAAACAATAAAGGAATTTTTAAAATTCAGAAGCCAATTTACAGTACGTGAATGGTTTGAAATTAACCAAGCTGTAGAAGCTCGTTTAAATCAAAAAGTCGCCCAGTTGAAAATGGACGACTCAGATGTAGAAATCATTTCTAAAAGATTAGAACTGTCTATCTAAAGAAAGGGTGCAACAAATGGCAACTAACAGAACTATTTCAGTCAAAACGTCAGAACATGATGTGTTACTGACTGCACGAAAAAACCACCCTGCTACATTCGTCGACGGGATGTTTCTTGACGGAGTAGAGAGAGTGGAATTTATCAATCACTTTGAAAATAAAGATTGTGAAGTGTTATTGACTTTCAACGACAGGATAGAAAACAATCCGTTTCCATTAGACGAAGTTAGTCTATTAGAAAAGTTATTCGGTCAGGCTTCAAACGAGCAATCCTTACGGGATATAGTTTTGCAAACTCTTGAAGATGGTAGTTAGTATCTACGCCATCAAAAAACGAGATATGAAGACTAAAGCTTTCTTTACCGTCTTTCTTGGCTCTTTCGTACTCTTTGCCAAGGATAATTAAAGAAGCTTCTAACTGATAATCACTCATAACTTCACCCCCTTTCTGCTTACATTATAGCAGAAAGAGATTGAGAAAAATAGAAAGGAGAAATCATGACAGATTTTAAAAACTTGAATGTTCAACTAATCTTTCAGAAATGCAATTGATGATTATACAGCAGTTAAAAATGATTTTCTGAGAGATCCAGAACTTGAACCTGCCACGATTGGGATATTGATGGTTATTCTCAGCAATAAAGAAAACTGGCTTGTCTATCCAGAGGAAATAGCTAAACGATTAAATGTTAGTCGTGACATGATAGACCGTCATCTAAAAAAACTAGAGGATGCTGGTTATATGCGAGTTGTCAAAAAAAGCCTCGGTAGAGGTCGAGGAGTTCAGACTTTCAGATTTTTCTCAGATATCAAAATTACCGATTTTCAATTTGAGATTATGTTGCAGAGATTGGAGGATGCTTTGCAAAAGTTATCCACAGTTTGATATTTACATTTCCGACTTTTACAAATCTGTATTTTACAAATCTGTATTTTACAAATAAGTAAAATAAGGCACTAATAAATATTAACTAACAACAAGTATTAAATAACAATAAATATTAACTAACAACAAGTCCTACTTCTCTAAATAAATAAAAGAGAGGGTAGAAAAAATAAATACAAAGGAGAAACAATGAGACCAAGACGATATCCGTATAGTTTCAAACCAAATCTGATGAACATTTTAGATAGTCGCTTCTATACACGGCTAATTGTTGAAACAGAGGATGGAGCGAAAAAAATAGCAGAAGTCACACTAGATGATGTAACGTCTGCTACAGGATATGTTGTAAGGCTAAGACCAAATTATGACTAGCCTTTAGGAGGGAATGGATCTTTACCGTGGCTGTCACGGCTTTGAATTCTTCCATCTTTGCCGTGAATGATTAGTTCGGAACCTTGATTTCGTGAAATTTGTCTAGCAATATTTGTAGCTTCACTCTTTGTAGTAGTATGAACAGTTGCTCTTGAATTGCCGGCACCTTTCACGTTCCAACCACCATTTTTGGCAGGGACAACATGCTGATTTTTACCCATGATTAAACCTCCTTTCTATCGAAATTTTGACTAAAACGGTGAGAGGTCTCAGTCAATAATGATTATAACATAGATAACAGAAAAACACAACATATTGTTGAATAAATATATATGTTAAACAACATATAGTGTTAGAGGTGTAAAAATGTGGGAACAATTAAACAGAATAATGCAGGAAAGAAATTTGAATGGCAATCAATTATCTAAGATGTCTGGAGTCAACCGTAGTTTCTTTTCTGACCTAAAGACAGGAAAGGTAAAATATCTTTCTTGGCCAAATATATGCAAAATCGCTGACGCATTAGAAATCAGCACAGATGAACTAAGGTAAAACAAAAAAGCACCTAACAAAGTCAGGCGCTTACTAAAATAACTAACTGAATTATATCACAGAAAGGAAAATAAATCTATGCCTAAGGCAGAAATTACTTACAAACCAGTAGGAATTAACGAAAAAGCAACTCATGGCGACTACAAGCACCTTTGCCAAATGTGGGAAGGTCTGACAGTTGGAACTGCTAAAATTTGGGCTTCTGAAATGCGCGATCATCCAGACTTTAAACAGTTCATTGACAATCCAACACACAAGTTAGTGTTTATCAATTATGAAGGTTTCCGATTGTTTGTTAAATGGAAAAGCAGAAATCGTTATCGATCTAAAAAAGAAACATTATCAGAAATGTTGGAAAACTTGAAAAAAGAAAAACAGTTAGGAGCTTTAGCATGAAATTACTAGACAAACTTACAAAATGGTTTTTCAAAACAACAAAAATTGAAATCAATCAAGATTGGCGATTAGTCGCATTAGACTTAAACCGTGAATTGATTGAAACACGAGAAGAAAATCAAATACTTTATCAGCGTATTGCCGATTTAGAAAAATTACTAGAGGTGTAACATGAAATACTTTATACCAAAAATTGACATTGAATGCGAAAGTTTTGAAGAAACTGAATCATCTTTTGGTACATTTCCAAGGCATGAATACCATTTTAAAAACGGTTACGGTGCAAGTGTTATCCACAACGAGTGGTCTTACGGACTAGAGTTAGCCGTATTAAAACATAACAACGAAACTGAAGAATGGAATCTTACCTACGATACAAAAATTACAGATGATGTCGTAGGATACATCGACGGTAAAGAAGAATTAGAAAAACTTTTAAATAAGATTTCACAATTAGAAAAGGAAAATTAACATGACAGAACCAACTTTGGCAAGCCAATTCCTTGGAATTGCAGCAATCATGACTTGCTTATTTATTATTTTGCTATTGATTGCAAATAGTGAACAGAAAGCAAGACGACAAAAAGAAGAACAAAAAAAACTGGATCAAGCAATTATTGACGTTTATCAGCAAGGACGAAACCAATTCAACAACATCGCACGCATGAACATTCGTAACTGTGACCGTAAGTTTACTTACGATACTGAAAAACCAGAGGGACTAAGACCTGAACTACTTGCCCTACCACATCCGAAGGGGTGATTTTATGAACCTTTATATCTGGGACTGTGGTTGTTGCGACTGCGGACATGAATTTGAAGTGATTGACAGTTATCCGCCTATCGAGTGTAAAGAGTGCGGGAGTACAGAATTAAGATGCGTATTTATCGGGAGGGAATATGATTAGCAGAGAAATGAACGCAATTGAAATTGAAGTTTTGAACCTGATTGCAAATAAAGGAAGTTTTGAAAAACCTATCTCATCAAATAGTCTACAAGGCGAGACAGGGTTGTCAAAGCGTCCGCTTGAACAGGTAATTGAAAGCCTAAGGGTAAACTTTGGACACCCGATTGTGGCTAAGAAGTTCAAACCGAACGGCTATTATCTTCCTAGAAACGAGGAAGAACGACAGGCAGGTCTGGCACCATACAGACGGCAAATCTTAACAGAGCAAAAGAACTTGTCCATCGTTATGGCAGTGGATTTAGAGAAGTATTGGAAGTTAGAGCATGATTGAAGAACTACTTGCAGAAATCGATCAATGGCGGTCTGACTACATACATCTCGGAGTTGAACTCGGAGAAATTATCAACGATCAACAAGATATTATTTTGAAATTGCAAAACGAAAACAGACGCTTGAAGCGTGAAAATTGGAACTTGAAGAAAACGAAAGGTAGAAAGAAATGACAAACGAACTAACACACAAACAATTTTTTAACTCACCAGCAGTAAAGCAAAAATTCTCAGAAGTTGTAAACGGAAACGGTCAGCAATTCGTGGCCAGTCTACTTAGCATCGTAACAAACAACAACCTACTAGCTAAAGCTACAAATGAAAGCATCATGACTGCTGCAATGAAAGCTGCAGTCCTAAACTTGCCAATCGAGCCTAGCCTTGGTTATGCATACATCGTACCTTATAAAAACCAGGCGCAGTTCCAAGTGGGATATAAAGGTTTGATCCAACTTGCACAACGAAGCGGACAAGTGACACGTTTGAATGCTGGAGAAATCTATGAAAGCCAGTACAAAGGGTTTAACCCACTGACTGAGGATCTTGAAGTGGACATGACTGCTATTCCAAAAGAAAAAGAAAAAGTAGTAGGCTACTTCGCATTCATGCGATTGGCCAACGGTTTTGAAAAAACTGTCTTTTGGACTAAGGAACGAGTCCAAGCTCACGGTAAAAAGTACAGTCAGTCATTCTCTAGCAAGTATAGCCCGTGGCAGTCTGATTTTGATGCTATGGCTCGTAAAACTGTATTGAAACATATGCTTTCAACCTATGCGCCACTTTCTACCGAATTGCAGGAAGCTATCGCTGCAGATAACGCAGACAGTACAATCTCAAACAAGAACGAAATTAAAGACGTTACTCAAGAGCCAGTTGCTGAAACATTGGATGGCATCCTAGGAGCTCCTAACACGCCCACAGAGGGCAACAACGTAGTAGAGGGAGAATTTACCTCAGAAACCAAACCAACCCCGAAAACGGGCAAAAAAACGGCAAATCCTGACGAGTTAGCCTCTACCGAATACCCAGCAGAAGAAATTCCAAACTTTGACGAAGAAACGGGCGAAGTTTTGGAAGAAATCGGGCTATTTGAAGGGAATACAACCAACGTCAAGGAGTTCTAGTCATGGAAGAACTAACACAAGAGAACTACTACCAAGACACAAGCTGGTTGACCAACTCACGGTTTAAACGGTATCAGCAATGCCAAGCGAAGGCATTTGCCCTTGATAGTGGCCATTGGGTAGAAGAGAGGGACGAGACCCCTCTCCTACTCGGTAACTACGTTCATAGCTATTTTGAAAGCCCAGAAGCACATCAGCAATTCATGGACGAAAACGGCGAGAAGTTACTTGCTAAGACTGGCAAGAATAAAGGAAGCCTCAAATCCGACTTTGTGATTGGCGACAAGATGATTGAGAGCCTGAAAGACGATGAAGGGTTCAACCGTTTGTATCATGGTTACTCATCGGATGAAGTTCAAAAAGAATTGATTGTCTATGGCGAAATTGAAGGCGTGCCAGTCAAAGGTAAGCTAGACAGTGTAAATCTAAGCCGTGGGTATTTTGTGGATTTAAAAACTATGAAGTCTATCTACTCGGAAGAATGGAGCGCAGAACTCAAGAAGAAAGTTCCCACTGCAGTCAATAACATTTTGAATTTTGGGTATCACGGTCAGCTTGGTCTATATCGTGAACTCTTAAAACAAATGACAGGTAAGGATTTTAGACCTTACATCGTAGCGGTCAGCAAGGAGAACGTTCCAGACCGTGAAATTCTGAAAATCGATGATGAATGGTTGGATGAAGGTTTGGAAAAAATCAAGTCTGAAATCGTCGAAGTATGGGACGTGATCCAGGGTAAACAAAAACCAGAAAAATGCGGTCATTGTGACTACTGCAGAAGTCAGAAGAAATTAGGTGCAGTTGTTACTCTGAACGACCTGATTAAAATGTAAATAAAAACAAGCCGTGCATTCTTGTAAAACTGCGAACTAGAAAGCGTCAGTAAAGGTTATGTGACCTTGGACGAGCGACTGCCCGTATTTAGCCAAACTCACACACAGAGGCAGTCGCATTTTTTTGAAAATAAAAGAATGAAATTTTTAGATTTATTCGCTGGCATTGGTGGTTTTCGTTTAGGTATGGAGTCCGCTGGGCACGAATGCGTTGGATTTTGTGAAATAGACAAATACGCTAGAGCAAGTTATAAAGCGATACATAACACTGAAGGAGAAATAGAGTTACATGACATCACAGCAGTATCAGACGAGTCTATTCGAGGATTCGGAAGTGTGGACGTTATCTGTGGAGGATTTCCGTGCCAGGCTTTCAGCATTGCGGGACACAGACGAGGTTTTGAAGATACACGAGGAACTTTGTTCTTTGAAATCTGTAGGTTCGCATCTATTCTCAGACCTAAATATTTATTCCTTGAAAACGTCAGAGGACTACTCAACCATGACGGGGGGGGCTACATTTGAAACCATCATCCGAACCTTGGACGGATTGGGGTATGATGTGGAATGGCAAGTGCTTAACAGCAAAAATTTTGGAGTGCCACAAAATCGGGAACGTGTGTTCATTATCGGACATTTTAGAGGACAACGTACCAGAAACGTTTTTCCTCTCGGACGAGAAAGTCAGTCAATTAGTAGTCAATCAGTCGTGAAAATCGGCAATGTAAACCCATCTGGGAATGGTATGAATGGGGAGGTCTATCAAGCTGATGGTTTAGCTCCAACACTTACAACAAATAAGGGAGAGGGGCAAAAGATTGCTATACCCGTGCTAACTCCAGACCGAACAAACAAAAGACAAAATGGCAGACGGTTCAAAACGGACGGTGAGCCTATGTTTACGTTGACGGCACAAGATAGGCATGGAGTTGTCGTTGAAAATGAAATAAAAAAATATGGAACAATTCAACCGAACTTTAACCAAAGCGGAGTCGTCTATGATACAGACGGCATAGCGCCAACGTTACGAGCGTATCAAGGAGGAAATCTTGAACCTAAAATCAGAGTTAAAGAAGCAACCAAACAAGGATATGCAGAAGCTGAAATCGGAGATAGTGTAAACCTATCTCATCCAAACTCTAAGACAAGGCGAGGTAGAGTTGGTAAACAAATTGCTAATACTCTTTTGACAGGAGAGAGTCAAGGAGTAGTTGAGACTGACTTTAAAATTAGAAAGCTAACACCTCGTGAGTGCTGGAGATTGCAAGGTTTTCCAGACTGGGCGTTTGATAAGGCGCAAGAGGTCAACTCTAACAGTCAACTTTATAAACAAGCGGGCAATAGCGTAACCGTGAATGTGATCACTGCAATAGCAAAGGAATTAGAATGGAAAAACTAATTTTAAAATTTGAACTTGACAGAAAACAGATGATTTCAGCGAATGACAGATTGCACTTTCAGAAGAAAGCTAAAATCACAAAGTTTTTACGACAGTTAGCGCATTATGAAGGGCGGAATACTCTACTAGATTACTTTGGCTTACCTTTTAACGAAAATAAGCCTTGTAAAGTGATTGTTTGGGTATTCGCCCCAACTTGGTTGCAAGAAAGAGATGTTGAGCCAATCACTGAAGAACCTGATGTTTGGCCGTGGTTAGATAAATTGGTAGAAAGATATAACAAGGAACAAGAAGATGAATATTAAAGAATTGATTGAGAAATACGAGTATTTGAATCATAGCTATTTCAGAAGGGTTGATACGTCTGAAGTTTTGAAAGATTTAAGACAACTAGACAAACCGCAAAAAGTGAAAGTACCGCAGTTTGTGGCAGATTGGTATGAAGAGCATAAAGATAATCTTGAGTATAATATTTGGGATTGGATGAAGTATAATCTTGAACCTAAAAAACGAGAAAATGTAATCTTCTCTCAGTGGTTAGGTAAGACTGTAAATAACCCTGTAGAAACACTTATCAAGATGAAGTTGTTTGGCTACGAGGTCGAGAAAGAAAAGCAGTATCTAGTGAAGTTTAAAGGTCTTAATCGTAGGTATATTATTTTGAAATATGACAAATATGATATAATTTTCATAGAACACACCACACCCGCAAAGAACTAGAAGAAGCTGGCTTTGGTGAAGTGTTTAACAGTACATTGTTTGAAGTTGAGGAGGTGGAGTGAATGAAAAACAAGACTGAAATATGGGTTAAGGGCTATATGGATGAGAACGGAGATATTATTATCTCACTAGGTAATGACGGTTATCACAGAGTATTGAAAGACTATGTGGATTATGGCATTGTTGAGTGCAAGAAAAATTGAGATTGAGGAGGTTACAGAATGAAACGCTTCTTAATTGGCTATGCCTTGCTAACTACTTGCTTGTTAATAATGCAACGTGAAGCACAGAAACCCTTGCTTGTTTATCACGCTGATAGTAAATACGCTATCACTGGCAAGGTTACGGAAAAACGAAAAATCGGCAGTCTATTCACTATCACGGTAAACGGGAACGTGTTTGTGGTGAGTGAAGACAAATTTGAAAAAATAGAAATTGGAGATAATATCGAATTATGACAGCAAACATGGAACTACTAGCGCATCGTGTCGAAAAGTGGGCGAAAGAGCGAGGATTGGACAATCCGGATAATAGCACGGCGCAAGCGTTGAAATTATTTGAAGAAGCCGGCGAACTTGCACAAGCGCATTTAAAAGAACGTGAGCAAGACGGGAAAGATGCAGTCGGTGATATTTTGGTCGTACTGACTATTTATTGTCAACAGAAAGGCTGGTCTATCGCTGAATGTTTTGAACTAGCGTATAACGAGATTAAAAACCGAAAAGGTAAAATGGTAAACGGTTCATTTGTGAAAAGTGAGGATTTAAGATGAACGATAACGTAAATAAACCAAGCCATTATATTTCAGAAAGTGGAATTGAAGCCTTGGACGTGATTGATGCATTCAAGCCTTGCCCTGAATATAAAGCCGGCTTCTTTTGGGGTAACGTTGTAAAGTACGTTTTGCGATTTCACAAAAAGAACGGTATCGAAGATTTAAAGAAAGCGGAGTTTTATTTGAAACGATTGATCGAGGATTTAGAGCATGGAAGTAGAAAATGAAAATGAATACGCACTCTATCAACAAGACACTTTCTTATCGTGTGGAACGCTCAAAGAGATAAGCGTAGAAACTGGAATATCAATCAAGCAACTCCGCTATTATTCTTTTGATTCGTACGTCAAGAAGTGTCCGAATGGTAAACGACTAATAAAACTAGAAGTCGATAAACTAACCAAGAAACAATGCGAGCGCTTCGCATTTATGCTGAAGCAGAAACGACTAGATAAGAAGTTATCACGCAATGAACTGTCTGAAATTTTGGGTTATACAGTATCAGAAATTGAGAAGTGGGAAAACAAGCGTAAACAACCGAATTATTATATTGTCGAAGACGTAGCAACCTATTTCAAAATACCAGTCAATGTTTTGATAGGCGAAGCATAAAGAAAGGGGCGCAAGTGTTATTTCAAGAAATCAACGAGAAAAAGACAATCTCAAACGTGAAGAAAGTATTGCGACAATATCCACGCATTCGTGAAATTGCTTGCGACTTACCAGAGCAACGAGTTACGCAGTTAATAACGTTTGAACCTAGAGGAAGTAACGGCCCGTCTAAGCAAGTTGAGAAACTAGCGATCAGACGGATAGATGCTTCAAGGGAATTGGAAGAAATCGAGCAAGCAGTTAGTCGCTTATTCAATCCAAAATATCGCTTTATTTTGTTCAATAAATATCTAGCGACTGAACCGATGCTAAACTACGAGATCCAGGAAAAGTTATGGATTGAAAAAACAAAATTTCAAGACTACTTGAATAGAGCGTGTCTTGCGTTCGCTGAACAGTATCAGGGTGGTTGTTTAATCGCTTTCAAAAGTGAACTTTTTGCGGAAACATGAAACGTTTTAAAGTGGTATCATGGTATTGTCAGATAGTATGAAGTTTGGCAGACTCCTATATATATTTTACTAAAGGGCATTACGCTCTTTATGGCGACGAAAGGTTCTATAAATCTCTTTAATTTTAAAATGGTAAGCTCTACAAACTTTTTGCTCCGCTGGTTCGATTCCAGCCGTCGCCTTATGACTGCTAAAAATAAATTTAAAAAGACAATATACTATTGATTCTCCGCAAGGCTTTGCAGTCGCCTTGCTTTTAAAAAGTCCTTATGAAAATCAGTCAGCTTTACGCTGGCTTTTTTGTTTTGAAAGGTGGTGGTGGAAAATGGGATTTGAAAACAATATATACGGATATGTTTATTGTATCGAGAATAGGGTAAACGGTAAAAAGTATATCGGTATCACCACAAGAACAATAAACAAAAGATTTGAAGAACATAAGAAAGCCAACTCATACATAGGGCACGCCATCAGAAAATATGGTGTCAATAACTTTTCTATAAGTGAATTAGATATAGCGGAAACGCATGAAGAATTGTGTCAATTAGAAGTGTTTTATATTGAGAAATTCAAAACGTTTGAATATGGATACAATCTAACAATCGGCGGGGACGGAGTAGTTAAGGATATTTATATAGATATCGCTTTAAATGATAGACAGAAAAAATTTATTGAATTTGTTAACAAAGAAAATACTAAAAAAGTTGATGTTGACGATCACGAAGAAATGATTAAGTCGTGTTTGTTGAATATTGCTTATTGTTATTTGATGAGTGATTCAAAAATCGTTAAGCGACAATCTGCAAAACTCATCTTAAAACTAAAATCTCACTTGTTAGAACAAGTTCTGAAAATGAAATTGTTTCCACTTGATGAGGTGAGGGGGTGGTCAGAGTGGCAAAGTACACAGAGTGGCTAACTAGAGAGGGTTTGTTACAAATAGAAGGGTGGGCAAAAGATGGCTTAATTGACGAACAGATAGCAAAAAACATGGGCGTTGCTTACTCGACTTTTAAAGACTGGAAAAAAAGATTTCCGGACTTATCGGACGTCCTAAAACGAAGTAAAGAAGTAGTTGATCGTGAAGTAGAAAATGCTTTGTTTGAATCGGCTAAAGGTTTTGTTTATGAAGAAGAAGCAGTTACAAATACTGGTGAAGTGGTAACTGTAAAAAAATATAGCAAGCCGAACGTAACAGCTCAAATCTTTTGGCTCAAAAACCGAAAACGCAACGAATGGCGAGATAAACAAGAAATCGAACAAACAACCCGCACAATCGACATAAAGGTTGGTGATTGGGATGATAACGAAGAATAAACCTAAAATCAATATCATTATTGATTATCCAAGCCGTGTTTTTAATAAGCATATCTTTGATAAGCTATACGACTACTCAACCTTTACAGAGGTACACTATGGCGGTGCATCAAGTGGTAAAAGTCACGGAGTGATACAAAAGGTTGTTTTTAAATCTTGCCAAGACTGGAAGCATCCACGCAAGGTTCTTTTCTTGCGTAAGGTAGGCGCAACGGTTTATGACTCAATCTTTGAAGATGTGAAGCAGTGTTTGGATAAATGGCAGTTATTAGATAAGTGTAAGATAAATAATTCAGCATATCGGATTGAGTTACCAAACGGCGCACAGTTCATTTTCAAAGGGTTAGACAATCCGGAAAAAATCAAGTCAATCAAAGGCGTGTCAGATGTCGTCATGGAAGAAGCATCAGAATTTACGCTAGATGATTACACACAGTTGACTTTACGTTTGCGGGACAAGAAGCACTTGAATAAACAAATATTCTTGATGTTTAACCCTGTGTCTAAAGTGAACTGGACTTATAACGCCTTTTTTGTGAATAAGCCAAAAAACACGGTTGTTTATCACACTTCATACAAAGACAATCGCTTTTTAGATCAAGTTACTATCGAGAATATCGAAGAACTAGCTAATAGAAACGAAGCGTATTACAAAATCTATGCTTTAGGAGAGTTCGCGACACTTGACAAGTTGATTTTTCCTAAGTATGAAAAGCGGTTGCTCAACAAGGACGAATTGGCGCATTTGCCGGCTTATTTTGGCCTTGATTATGGTTTTATCAATGACCCGTCAGCTTTGCTTCATGTAAGGATAGACGACGAAAACAAGCGCTTATATGTCGTTGAGGAGTTTGTAAGAAAAGGTTTAACGAATGACAAGATTGCTGAAAGTATCAAGGCCCTTGGGTATGCCAAAGAGGAAATCAGAGCAGACTCGGCTGAGAAGAAATCGAACCAAGAATTGCGAAATCTTGGAATCCCTCGGGTTATTGATGTGCAGAAAGGTCCTGGATCAGTTATGCAAGGCATACAATACTTGATTCAGTACGATTGGATAGTAGATGAAAGATGCGTCAAACTGATTGAAGAACTTGAAAATTATACTTGGAAGAAAGACAAGAAAACAAACGAATACATCAACGAGCCAGTCGATAGCTATAATCACTGCATAGATGCTATACGCTACGCCTTACAAGATAGGATATATCAGACAAGAAAAGATGTGGACGTTGACAAGGCTATCAGTAAAATCAATAAGATGTTTAGGAGGTAAACATTGGACAAAGTAAATGAATTCGAACACGGTATAGACACGACCACAAAGACGAGGTTTGACAGTTTATATTTTGGAACAATCGCAAACGAGCAATTCAGATACGCTTCAAGTGGTGCGTTGTTAGATACGGCGAACGGTAAGAAGGCGTTTAGAGATATGATTGATACTTTCTTCAGTAGTCAGCAAAAACGCTTGAAAGTGCTATCTTCATACGCTAAAGGCGATAATTACAGTATTTTGAACGGGCATAGACGACTGGACAACGAGAAAGCAGATTATCGTGTCCGTCATAAGTGGGGCGGATACATTTCTAGTTTTGCAACAAGCTACGTTATCGGGAACCCCGTTTCTATCGGTATCCTTGAGGGTGCAAACAAAGAGCAACTTGACACAATTCAAGAAATTGAGTGGAACAATGACATAAACGCTTTGAATGGCGATTTAGCATTGGATGCTTCAATCTATGGACGTGCTTTTGAATATCACTTTAGGGATAAAGACGGAGCAGATAGAGTAGTTTCTATCAGTCCGCTTGAAATGTTTGTGATCCGTGATTTAACAGTCGAACAAAATATCATTTGCGCCGTGCATCTTCCAGTTTTTGCGGATAAAGTGAACATGACGGTTTATACTAAAGACCAAGTTATCACGTTTAAACCGTTTTCTAGTGGTTCGGTAAAATTGGCAGTTGATACAGTCACAAAACATGAATACAAAGACGTTCCCGTTGTCGAATGGTGGAATAACCGCTATCGCATGGGCGACTTTGAAAGTGAAATCCCATTGATTGATGCTTACGATGCTGGACAATCTGACACGGCCAATTATATGTCGGACTTGAACGATGCGATGCTTGTTATTAAAGGCGACTTGGAAGCTATCGGTGCAAGTGCTGAAAGTGTCGCCAAAATGAAAGATGCTAACACGCTACTACTTCAAACTGGGATAAGCGCAAACGGACAACAAACAAGCGCAGACGCTGGATATATCTATAAACAGTACGATGTAAACGGCACGGAAGCATATAAGAACCGTTTAGCAAACGACATTCATCGCTTTAGTCGTATTCCTAACCTTGAAGATGATAGATTTAATGCTACTTCATCCGGAATTGCCTTGCTTTATAAGATGATTGGCCTTGAACAAGTCAGAAAAGACAAGGAAACGTTCTTTACTAAGGCTTTACGCCGTCGTTATGAATTGATTAGTAACATTCACAAGGCTATCAATAAGCCATCAATCGAAGCTAGCAAGCTGACATTTACTTTCCATCCTAACATTCCACAAGACGTTTGGAATGAAATTAAAGCGTATATCGAAGCTGGCGGAGTGGTATCGCAAGAAACATTGATGAACAATGCAAGCTTTACAGACTACAAAACAGAGCAAGAGCGCATTTTGAAAGAGACTGGAGCAAGCGACAACGAGATCATGCAGTTAGTAGGTGGCATGAATGAGCAAGAAAGCTAACAATCGTTTATATAATGCCGAACGTAAAGCACAAGCTGAACTAATTAAGCGTGATTTAGACCGTGATAAACTGATAACACAGTTGTATCAAGAAAGCTATGACAGACTGCAAGCACAGATAGACAAGTTTTATCTTGGTTATGCTGGACGTGAAGGTTTGACAAAGCAAGAAGCCATGAAGCGTGCTTCAGAGTTTGACGTTACCAAGTTTGCAGAAAAGGCAAGAAAAGCCGTTAAAGAGAAAGATTTTAGTCATAAGACTAATTCATGGTTACGGATTTACAATCTGAAAATGAAAGTCAGTCGCTTGGAACTTTTGAAAGCTGAATTAGGGCTTGAAATTAACAGTTTGACAAGTAACCTTGATGAAGTCTTTGACAAGGCACGCAGAAGCGAATATTTAGCCGAATTTAAGCGACAAGCGGGTATCTTGGGTATTTCATCCAAAGGAGCGACAAAGCGCTTAGAAGCGATTTTAAACGCTGATTTCTACGGGCAAAACTTTTCTAGTCGAGTTTGGGGTAAGACAGGCTTACAGCCTATGCTTCAAAGAGATGTTTTCGCTTCGTTAAACCGTATATACACGGACATGAACGGCTACCAAAAAGAAATGAAGCGACTTGCTGAACGGTATAACACTAGCGAGTATAACGCTAAACGGTTGATTAAAACCGAGATAGCAAGAATAAACTCTGACACAGACCACGCTGTCTTGAAAGATAACGGCTTCACTCACATGATTTTTGTAGCAGAAAGTGGAGCGTGTGATATTTGTAGGCCGTTAAATAACACGGCAGTACCGATTGACAAGGTAGAAAAAGGCGTGAATATGTTTCCGATGCATCCTAATTGCAGATGTTCAGCGTATGGACATATTGAAATGAAGTATAAAGACGGAAGAAGTACGCTAGACGAGTTTGAGAAATGGAGCGAAAGCGAAGACAATATAATTCTTGAACAAACGGGAGAAAACAACAAGAAATCGTCATCAACAAGATCAATAACTGGAGAAAAACAAAAATTATTGTCGTTTGAAGATGATGAAATATTTGAAGCGCAAGACACGGACGATATTGATGCTTTCTTTAACGAACAACCGAAGTATAAAAAGTGGTATAATGGACTTACAGAGGAAGAAAAACACGCTATCTATTCTTATACTACGAGTGATTACCACGATTTCAACAATATTAAACGTTATGGCTTTGATAAAGCGCTGAAGCTTAAAAAAGATTTTTGGCTTGAAGAACAAGGTGAAGCAGATTTAGAATTTGCGTTAGAGGAAGTTAGAAAAACAAAAAATAAAATCCCTATACTTGAAAAAGCTTTGTCAGATTTTGCCCCTGAAAAATCGTTTAAAGCGTTCAGAGGTACTGGTTCTGTTTCGGCATTAGGCGAAGATTTAGGCTATATGGATTTAGAAGTTGGGCAAAAACTCACTTTGGACAAGTCGTTTACTTCATTTAGTTTAGACAAGAACTATGCTAGAGAGTTTGCTCGCGACGGCGACGGCGCAAATATTCTATTTGAGGTTACTGTTAAGAAAGGCCAAAAAACTGGCGCTTACATTGCCGAATTAGCAGATTTTAACCCTGAAAAAGAATATCTTATGAAACCTAACTTGAAATATAACATTATTTCTAAAACAGAAACTGAAGATGGATTGCTTGTTTATGGTTTGGAGGTGCTAGAAAATGGGTCTTGATAAAGATTTTGTACAAAAGATTTTTTCTAAGGGAGAGGATAGAGTAAATAGGCTTATTTTTGTAAAACCGGAAGAACTTATTGAAATATCTGACGAAGATTTAAGTTATTTTGGCGAGGGTATTTTCTACTGTTTGCCTCGTAACCAATATATAATAGACAATAAAGATAAGATAAGAAAAATCTACAATCTATCTAAAGAAATGCCTAAAATAAATGGCATTCCTTTACCAACTTTTTTAAAAATGAGATCATGGGATAGAATTAGAAAGACCAAGCCAACCTTAAAAGAAATCATTGATATGACCAAAAAAGAAAGCATTTAGAAAATTCTAAGTGCTTTTTATTATGTTTAAAACTTTTAACCGTATATAACCTATACGTTTTTTTATTGTCCAAACCGTGCTTACGACGTAAAAAGGCGCATGAGTTCGAGGGGGTTGCTCGTAAAAGCGTAGAGAAAGGAGCCAAACATGGCAGAAGAACAAACACAGACAGTTGATACACAAACGCCGGAAGTCGTAGAGGAACAAGCTAGCACTCCAAAACAAGAGCCGGAAAAGACAGTATCAATCGCAGAAATGCAACGCAGACTTGAGCAAGCGGAGAAAAAACACGCTCAGTCAACTCAAGAAGCTATTGCTAAGGCTTTAGAGAAATACAAAGCGGAAACAGAATTATCGGGGAAAGAACTCGAAGAATATCGCAGAAAAGAATCCGAAGCAGAAAAGCAATCGCTACTTGATAAAATCGCTGGACTTGAAAAAGAACAAACTAAGCGAGAATTGACGGATGAAGCTATTAAAACTCTATCAAGTCGTAAGTTGCCAGTAAATGATCGAGTGCTTTCCTTTGTCGTAAAAGACACGGCAGATGGCACACTTCAAGCTATTTCAGACTTTGAAAGCATTATTAGTGAAATCAAGTCTGAATACACACAATCCGAACCGCCCGCAGTAAGTACGGCGTTTGGTGGTTCTAAAACTCAATCAAGCGGAGAAATTTTCCGCAACTCAAGAATTATTTAAAGGGGAAAATATAAATGACTATTCAAACATTCACACCAGATAAGGTTTTAGTATCTGAAAAGAAAGACGGAACACTTTATACTGAATTTACAGACATTATCATGAAAGAAGTTGCTGAAAACTCACTTGTAATGCAACTTGGTAAATATCACGAAATGGACGGAAAACAAGAAAAAACTGTTTACGTTCAAACCGACGGAATCTCAGCTTACTGGGTAGATGAAACAGAAAAAATCAAGACTGACAAGCCTGAAATCGTACCAGTAAAACTTCGCGCCAAAAAACTTGGTATTATCCTTGTTGCTTCTCGTGAAGTGCTTAATTACACATGGAAAAAATTCTTTGAAGAAATGAAACCTCAAATCGTCGAAGCATTCTACACTAAAATTGACGAAGCCGGACTACTTGGACATGAATCGCCATTTACAAACTCAGTCGCTAAGGCTGCTAAAACTGCTGAAAACATTGTAGCTGGCCCAGTAAACTATGAAAATATCTTGAAACTAGAAGATAAGTTGCTTGACAAAGACGTGGAAATCAACGCTTTTGTATCTCGTTTGTCAAACCGTTCAGCACTTCGTGATGCTCGTGACGGCGACAAGAAAACAATCTTCGATAAAGATACAAACAAACTTGACGGAATTACAACCGTAGATATGAAATCTAAACAATTTAAGAAAGGCGATTTGTTCGCTGGTGACTTTGACAATCTTATTTACGGTGTTCCTTACAACATCAACTACTCAATTTCAGAAGAAGCTCAAATCTCAACAATCAAGGGAGCAAACAACGAACCAATCAACCTATTTGAACAAGAAATGGTTGCTATCCGTTGCACAATGGACATTGCGGTTGCAGTAACTAAAGACAATGCATTTGCACGTTTGACTGCTTCAGCTGAAAACGTCTAATCAAGATTAGAAAGGGGAGTCAATGGCCTATATCGTAACAAAAAACATTATTGATACCAAAGACAATAACCGATTTTATGAAGCCGGCGAGGTTTATCCTCGCTTTGATTTGAATGTGTCAGATGCTCGCATTAAAACGCTTTTGAAAAAAGGCGTTATCGAATCAGACGGCGCTCAAGGTGATATTGTATTGCCTAAAACTGAACCCGTTGAAGAAATCGAAGAAGAAGCAGGAGAATAAGCATGGATAATGCCCAACTTGCTAAAATTAAGCGTCGGTTGGGTATTGATCTAACCGACACAAAAGAAAATGACTTGTTAAATGATTTAGTTGAAGATGCTGAAAGCTACTTCAAATCGCTTACTGGTTCGGTGTATATCGACAGTAAGTATAATTTCATGATTGAAAACGTTGTTTATAAACTTTACGGGCGCAAAGGTTCGGAAAGCGTATCGAGTGAAACCGTGGACGGCTATTCAGTCACTTATCAAGATTTTGATAACCTATTCAAGCCTTACATGGCTATCTTGAACAAGGATTTTGGCCTTGACGGTTCACAACGGCAACGTGGAAAGGCTATTTTTCTATGAAAACGCCTCACAGAATCACGCTCGTAAGAGGGAAAAGTGTTGCTAAGTACAATCCGGAAACGGATAGCTACGACAATCAAGCTGAACAGTCCGAAGTCGTTCCATGCTTCGTGAATTTCATTCAAAAAGCAAAGGTTTTTGAGTTATACGGCAGTCGTTCAGACGTCGTCATGATTTGTAGATTTCAGCAAGAACAAAAACCGTTCTTGTATGCAATTTATGACGGGTATAAGTATGAACAGATTGATAGCGTAGAAGCCTCTAAAAACGCCGTACGGCTCAAAAGGACGGTAAGGGTATAAATGGGCGCAAGTATTGAATGGCACGGCCTAGAGAAACTAACAAGCACGATATACAACGCACACCCAAAAGCCGTAGAACAATCTATACAAGTTGTTAAGAATAAAGGCGAAAAAGGAAAGAAAGTAGCAAGGGAACTAGCGCCAAGAGATACTGGATTTTTGAAAGACCATATCAACGTGACTTATCACGGTATGGAAGCGTGGATAACGGGAAGTGCATCTTATACGGGTTATCAAGAATACGGCACTCGTTATATGGCTGGTAAACCACACTTTAGACCTATGTTAGAGCAGATATTACCCGAATTTCAAAAGGATATGACGGATGTTATGAAAGGAGTCTTTAAATGACACCAAACCATGATTTATTCAGAAAGATATTTGCTATCAGCGATGCCAGGGTTGATACATACGATTATTTGCCCAACGCTGAAGCAAGTTATCCGTTTGTTTATATTGGAGAAAATAACGGCTCAGACACGCCCAATAACGACTTGATTGGCACAGCAAGGCAAACCGTCCATATTTACGGAGTACGAGCGAATAGAAGCGAAATAGACAACATTTCAGCCTGTCTTGAAAATACAGTTAAGCATTTTAAAGAGGGGTATGAGTATAATTTCAATCATTTAACAACAGATAAACAAGTTATTGCAGATAATACAGATGTCCAGCCTTTGCTTCATATAGTGCTGGACTTTACTTTTAGCTATACCAAAAAGGAGAAATAATAAATGGCAGATTTAATTTTGGGGAAAGACGTTATCGCCTTTTTCCGTCGCTACGCTGACCGCACAAAACAAGATGCGGGTAAAGTACGTTTTCAATCTGAATTGTCTATCAAGCAAGAAAAGAACGTAGAAAGTACTAAAACAAAAGACGGTGTCGTTAACTCTATTTCAGACGGAGAAACAAGTGGAGAGTTCAAATCTCTTGCTTACCGCGAAGACGGTGACACAGTGAATATGTGGAAAGAAATGCGCAAATGGTTTAAAGCAAACGATAAAATCGAGTGCTGGATTGTTGACCTTGGAAGCAAGAAACAAGTTGAAGGCGTTGATAAGTACGATGTTGAATACTATCAAGGTTACTTCAAGAATTTTGAATTGTCAGCACCGTCAGATGATAAGGTTGAGTTATCTTATGAAGTCGCTATTGACGGAAACGGTATCTTACATACTGACAAATTGACTGAAACACAAAAACAAGCAGTCGAAAGCGCACAATACAACTACCACACGCTTGAAAAAGAAACAGACGGGGCAGGCGTTCCGGTTTAATAGTGGTATTTACAAGGGCAATTTATTTGCCCTTTATTTTTTTACTTAAAAGGAGAAAAAACAAATGATTTTAAAAATTGGAGAACGTGATTATACACTACGCTTTGGTCTTGGCTTCTTACGAGAAATGAACAAACTTCATTCTGCTGAATTGGAAGGCATTAAAACTGGATATGGTGCTATGACATTGCTTAACGCTGGGCAAGCGCTTAATGATCCAATGGCTTTTGTCGATATTATCAAAGCTGGGACAATAACCGAAAACCAAAAACCAAGCAATGAAGCGATTGAAAAATATCTTGAAGACTTGATTTTGAATGACGAGTACGACAAGACTATTTCAGAAATCGTGAACGAGTTAAAAGCATCGCCCCTACTCAAAAAAGCAATGAACCTAGTAGAGTAAGGGAAAACCAAGGTTCAGACTTTGGCTATGATGAAGCAATAGCCTTGCTCATAGCTAGACACAATATGACGTTTCAAGAAGCATCAAGAACCACGCTAGAAGAATTTGAAATCTATAATACCGCTTATCTTATCAAGCAAGAAGATATGCGTTACCATTCAGCAATTCAAGCATGGTTCAATCAAACAGTCCAAGCAACCAAAGGAAAAGGCAAAAGCGCAAAATCAGCGTATAGGACGTTTGACGATTTTTACAATCACAAAAACGAGTTTGACAAGATTTTCAACAAAGAAGAAGTCAAACAAGTTAACAACAAACGATTGAGCCTTGCTGATAGAAATAGAAGGCTTAATCAATCTATGAAAGAAAGGGGGTAACTCATGGGAACAAATTTTGATGTTACCGCCATACTGAAAGCCAATGTTTCTGATTTTGCTAGAGGGATGAAAGAAGCGCAGATGGCTTTTCAAAGCATGAAAAATCAGACTGGCTCAAGTTTAGATAAGATAAGCAATAGTCTTTCAACAGTTGGGACTGCTTCTATGAAGTTGGGCGCTGGTATGAGTGCTACATTGACAGCACCAGTAGTTGCTGGTGTTACTGGTATCGTCAAATCATTTGCAGATTTAGAGCAAAGTCTAGGCGGTGTAGAAACGCTATTTAAAGATAACGGTACAAGTGCTATTGGACTTGCTAAAAAATACAATATCACAGCTAAAGAAGCGCAAGAAATGTATGACACAATGGAAGCAAAAGGCGCAAGCGTTCTATCTAATGCAAACAATGCGTTTAAAACGGCTGGTGTATCAGCAAATCAGTATATGCAACAGGTGACTTCATTTTCTGCTACATTGCTTCAAGGTTTAGGCGGAGATACTGAGAAGGCCGCCCAATACGCTGACAAGGCGCTTGTGCAAATGGCAGATAACGCCAACAAAATGGGTACTAATATGTCTGATATTCAAAACGCTTATCAAGGTTTTGCGAAGGACAATTACACGATGCTGGACAACCTAAAACTTGGTTATGGTGGTACTGCTGGCGAAATGGCTCGACTTGTCAATGAATCCGGAGTTTTGAACGGTGCATTTGAAGCAACGGCAGAAAACGTGAAAGATATTCCGTTCCATACTTTGATTGAAGCAATCGGCATCACTCAAGATAGACTAGGAATTACTGGAACGACTGCTAAAGAAGCAAGCGAAACGGTTTCAGGTTCATTCCAAGCTATGAAAGCATCATTTGAAAACTTAGTAGCTGGTTTAGGACATGGCGAAGCTGACATATACGGCTTGTTTGAAAATCTAAAAGAAACGGTGTTGACATTCAAAGATAATGTCGTACGGGTTCTTTTGACAATTTGGGATAACTTACCACTTGAGCCGTGGCAGAAATGGCTAGGACTTATCGCAGTATCGGCTGGCCCTGCTTTAATTGCAATAGGTGGCGTGGTTACAGTTATTGGTAAGTTAGTAGGTACTATCAGCTTTATAGCTGGCGCAGTATCGAAGGTTTCAGCATGGTTTACATTGCTAAACTCAGGCGGTAGCGCATTAAGTGTAACGTTCGCTAAAATCGTGGGCGTTGTATCTTCACTAGGCGCACCATTCCTTGTTGTTATCGCAGTGATAGCGAGTTTGATAGCTATTTTAGTCGGTGTATATAACACTAGCGAAGAATTTAGAAACAAAGTAAATTCAGCGTTTGAAGCGGTAAGAAGTACGGTTACAAGTGCTATTCAAGAAGTTGTTTCATTCGTCATGGAGATTTTCGGTACGTTAATTTCTTGGTGGAATGAAAACCACGCTTTATTTGAGCAAACGGCTACGACTGTTTGGAATACTATTAAAACAGTAGTTGAAACAGTAACCAATTTCTTAGCACCGTTTATTGAAGCGACATGGAATAATATCGTATCAGTTGTATCAGTTGCATGGGATATTTTGAAGGTTGTCATTGAAACTGCATTAAATGTTATTCTTGGAATTATTAAAGCTGTTATGCAGATTATCAACGGAGACTGGGCTGGCGCTTGGGAAACAATCCAGCAAGTATTGGTTACTTGTTGGGAAGGCATGAAGGCGCTACTTCAAATTGCTTTTGAAGGATTTTTGACAATTATTCAAACCGCTTTAACAGGCATCAAGAGCGTTTGGGATAATTCTTGGAACGCTATTTCAAATTTCTTATCAACAATATGGGAAGCTATTAAAACAGCAATTTCTAGCGCTTGGGAAGCTATTAAATCAACTATTTCAACGGCACTTGAAACGACTAAGAGCATTATTCAAAATATATGGAATAGCATTGTTTCATTCTTGACTGGAATACTTGAAAAAATCAAGAGTGGGATAACTAATTCTTGGGAAAATATCAAATCAGCTATTTCAAATGCTATTGAAAACATAAAGAACGTAGTCCTAAACGGCTGGAATAACGTAGTCAGCACAGTAACGAATGCTGGAACTCGTATTGTAGAAGCAGTTAAAACCGGATTCAGAAATGCAGTAGCGGGAGCAAGGGATTTCATCAGCAACGCTTATAACGTCGGTCGCAATCTGATTATGGGATTTGTGAACGGGGTTAGAAATGCCGCTGGCGCTTTGATTGATGCAGTAGGTGGAGCAGTTAAAGGAGCTATTAACTGGGCAAAAGGTTTGCTTGGTATTCATTCGCCTTCACGAGTATTCAGACAGTTTGGTGAATACACAGATGAAGGTTTCATCATCGGGGTTAACAATCAAGCTGGCGCAGTCATGAAATCAGTCGGAAACATGGCACAAGGGGCGATTGATGCCTTTACTGGCAAAGACCTAGCCGGAACATTACAAGGCGAATTAAACGCCGTAGACGGCCAATTAGGACGTTTGACTGGTTATGATACGTCAGTAGATTTCAACGGCGGTACAATCACAGTTGGGCAACAATCTGCTGATATTGTTCTTAAAATGGGTAACACGACTTACAGAGCGTTTACTGAAGATATTACAAGCGCTCAAGAAATGGAATTGACTTTAGCAACTAATTATTAGAAAGGTAAGATACCATGTATGGATATTCAAAATTAGAAAAACATAACGACATCGTGGCTATCGAGCCTAGCGATAACATGAGCATTAACGGAACGCCCGTAAACGAGATCGTGGACGGGTATAGACAACTTTCGGTATCGGGTAGAGGTTTGATAGGCCAAGAGGTCAAAACAACCTCTATCGCTGGCCGTCGTGGTGTTTGGATTGAAGAAATTTCAGAGCCTTCAAAGGTTCTTGAAATCAAATACCAGCTAGAAGCCAAAACAAGCGAAGAACTGCGAGAGAAATTCGACAAGCTAAACTTGTTCTTACGAACGACAAACAACGGTTCAAAGACGCTAGAAGTAACTTTCAAGGATGAACCGAATTTCACTTATTATGCAATTTTCAGCGGTGCTGATAGTTTTGAAGAAAACTCGAAAAGTATTGTCAGTCGTTTCTCTTTGTTAGTTCCAGACGGCTACAAAAAATCACGGTTGAAAGGTTCAGTCGGGCAGATTGAGTTGACCGGTGCTTTTGAAGTAACACCCGAAAAAATCGTTGTAACAACGACGAAGACAACAAACGTTGTCAGAATTACAAATGGACGACAAACAATTTCATTTACTGGTGCTTATGATGCCAATCAAGACATTACAATCTTGTTTGAAGCTGAGGAAGTGAAAGCCTTGTATAAGAACCGTAGTATTTTAAGTGAACTTGATTTGTTTAGTGATTTAGAAAATTTCAAGGTCAGAAACCGTGATACCATTTCAGCTACGAATGCAACAGTTAAGGAAGTGAAATGGAGGGATGAGCGACGATGATTTACTTATTTGATAAAGACGAGAAACTAATAAAAATCGTCAAAAAAGAAGCTATCAAGACTGCTCTCCAAAAGTTCGCTTTAACTACTGAAAAATACGTATCTGATAGGCTCACGGTTGAGATGAAAGGGTTGAGTAAGAAAGAATTTGATGCCGTGGAGTATATGGCTATTCAGTCAATCGAAGATGCGCATACATTTCATTATTTTTACATTGCTCAAAAATTTTCTGAAAACCTTACAACCTTGATTGGCGTTCAGTCAGGTATTGAAGAATTAAGAAAATCCGTTGTTTTAGATAAACGTCCACATAATACGTTTGCTAGACCTATTATTGATGAACTGCTTGCTGGTACTAACTGGCAAGCACGTTTTGTCAGTGAAACAAGTCAACGATCAACAAATTTTTACTACATTTCAACATTTGAAGCCTTGAAAAAGGTTTGTCAAGTTTGGAATTTAGAAATGCAGTTTTTTGTTGAAGTGAACGGCAATAAAATTGGCGCACGCTATATTGATTTTAAACAGAAAATTGGCGAAGCAACGGGCAAGCGTGTAGTTTATGGGCATAACGCACTACAAATCTTGCAAGAAGTAGAGCGTACCAATCTATTTACTGCTTTAATTGGCCGTGGTAAAGGCGAAGAACTCAGCGCACCAAATGAAGAAAACAATCACGGCACTTATGGGCGCAGAATTACATTCGAGGATGTCGTTTGGGAAACTAAAAAAGGCAATCCAGTAGATAAACCGAAAGGTCAGAAATATGTTGAACTTCCAGAAATGACGAAGCGCTACGGCATCAAGAATGCAGATGGAACAATGCGTGCAAAAGTAGGCTTTGCAGTCTTTGAAGATGAAGAAGATAAAAACGCATTGATTAAGCGTACTTATGATGAACTTATAAGAGCATCAAGACCACAGTTGACCTTGAAGACTTCAACCGTTTATCTAAAAGGCGTTAAAATCGGCGATACAATCCGTGTTGTACGACACGATAAGAAGCTAGACTATGACACTCGTATTTTTGAAATCACATTCAACCGTTTAAATAACGAATCAAGTGATATTAAATTGGGCGATAGGATTTCAGAAAGCAACGAAGCTAAAATCCAAAATATCGCAAGTCAGAAAGCAGATGAGTTGATTTCGTCTAGTTTTAACGGATTGCTTAAAAACTTGCCGGACTTTTTGCCAAGCGCTGACGGATTGAATAAGAACTGGTACGGTGCGAATGATCCAACGAAAACGCACGCTGGAAAAGTCGGGATCAATGATATATGGTTCAAACCAAACCCCGAACACGAAGGGCAAACAATCATGTTGAGGTGGACGGGTGAAGTTTGGAAAGAAATCATACGAAGCAATAGTGACCAAGAAATTATTGACGAGATCGGCAAGCGTTTTGAAAATCTCAATCTTTCGGGCGTTGATGAAGCCAAAGCCAAAGCAGAAGAAGCCTTGAAAAAAGCTGGCGCAAGCGCTGAATTAGCAGATGAAGCTAAAAATAGAGCACTTGAAAATATTAGAGATTTAAACGCTTTTAAAACAAGTGTTCAAGAGGAACGCGAAAACTTATCAGATGAATTGAAACGCTATTCACGAGAAGAAACAGAAAGCCGAATTACTTCTCTCCGCGAATCATTCAGTAATAGATTTGTGGCAAAAAGTACCTACTTTGAAAACGTTGAAGGTATCAACCGACGATTTGAAGCACTCACAAGCGAGAATGAAGCCAAGCTAGCTGAATACAAACAATCAGTTAGTGAACGTATAGCAAATCTTTCTAGTCGAATGGCTGACAAGGTCAATGTCGTTGACTTTCAACGTGTGAGAGAAACGGCTCAACTCTATGAGCGTATTTTGGGTGGTGCTGAAAATGACGTATCGAGAAATGTTTCTCGTATGGTTTTGAGCAATCAAATCTTTCAGACAGAAGTCGGGAAGTACGTTACAGACGATAACAACTTGATTGTCAATTCAATGACAATGAATAAGCATACTTTGACTGGGAATAACAACCCTAATGCAAGTGTATCTGTTAACGATGGTGTATTTACTATCAAGGCACAGGGTCTAACAGGCTATAACTGGACAGGGTTTTCGTTGCCGATTTACGTAAAGAAAGTTTATCACGGTGAGACTTATACGCTAGGGTTTAAGTACCGCATTAGGGAATATCCAGACGTTTCTTTTGCGTTTAATATCAAAAACCACGGACTAAACAAAACACTTACGTGGGCTAACATTGGTGAGAATAGACCACCCCTAGATGAGTGGCAGGAATTTCAAAAGACTTTCACCATGCAGGAAGATTTCGCTTTCGGTGAAGATTATAACTATCCATTTTATATTTTCTTAGCCAAGAACGGTTGGATTGAGTTCAAAGAACCTATTTTGGTTCGTGGTTCAAACACTGGACCGTACAAGCCAAGCCAATTTGATGATGCTTATAAAACGACAGACGAAGCTAAAGAACTTGCTACGGATGCGCAGACAAGAGCGATTCAGATCGCTCAAGGCTTGGAAGCAACACGCACACAAGTAACGCAGCTTGCGGGTTCGTGGGCAGTCAAAGCCTTGAACAATGCCGGCGATATTCTCGGACAGTTGAATTTGAATAAAGACGGTTCGGTTCGCATCAATGATGCCCTCGTTGCCGTGGGAGAAAAAACCTACATCAAAGATGGCGTGATTAAGAAGTCCATGATTGGCAACGCTCAGATTGGCACGGCACACATCGGAGAGATTGATGCAAGTAAAGCAAATATCATCAATATTTCTGCAAAAAACATTGTCACAGAGGGGTTAACGGCAAACATCATCAAAGGTGGTAAATTAACTTCTTTAAATAACGTGACTGATTTCGACTTACAGACAGGTTGGTTAGAAATGAACGGGTTCGGTGTAGGTATTAAAAATCAATTTCCAAACAGACCGTTGCAATACTTAGTATTCGGTGCTGGGAATATCAACGGAGTTGACGGCTCTTACACGGCCTTGCTAAGTAACCGAAACGGGTTGCAACAGATGGATCATACGTCTGCTGGCGTTCAAATCTGGAATGGTAAAACAGGATATAGAATTCAAAGCGCCATCAATATGTATGGTCAAAGAATAACATTCAACCAGAGCGCACAGGGTGGTCTGAGAGAAGTCGCTATTGACACGGGTGCGCATAGTATATCTGGTCTTGATGAAATTGTATTAAAAGGCGTTTATTTAAGCAAAGTCCTTGATGATATCTATGATAATTTCAGAAACCTTGACCATGATGGCAATTATAAAAGAGGCTATTATAGCCGATGGCGATAAAAACAGAAAGGTAGAATATGAACACATCGGATAAAGTTATTAACGACTTAGCTATTCAACTGGCAAACAAAACAATCGAATGCGCAAATTACAAGGCGCTTTATGAAGAAGCACAAGCGCAAGTACAACAATTACAAACAGAAGCACAAGAACAAACAGAAGCACAAGAACAAACAGAAACAGAGGAACAATAATATATGACTTTTAAAGTAGTAAACAAATATTTACAAGACAACAACCGCACTTTCGTGGCAATTCGCCAAGAAGCGCCTTATACGGCATTTGACCGTGTTTTGATTGGCGACCGTGTGAGTGAATCGGACGAAGTTCTTATCCAAGCAGTTCTTGGTCAAGTCGCTACTGAATTAAATCCAGCGGACGGCGTGAAGAAACTTCAAGAAGACTTGCAAACTCAAGCGCAAGACTACGAAGTAAAACTTGCTGAGAAAGATGCAAAAATCGCAGAAGTGAAAGCCGTTGCAGATTGGGCGGTATTGGTTCGTGTTACGGATACCGAAAACCCGCTTTATCCAACAGTCTTTAAACGTGGATTGGAACTTGTCGAACTCGGAAAAACTGGCAAGACTTACCAACCGCAAGAAATTTTCACGCTTGAAAATCCAAACCATGTCGAAAAATTCCAAGAAGGAAAACGTGTCATGATCCAAGTCAACGAGCCTTTCACATATCAAGGACAAACGCTTGAACAACTCGCAGAACTTGAACAAAACGGCAAGTTAGGAGTTTGGAAGTGGACTGAGCCAAAACCAGAGAAACCATCTAGCGAGTTAGACACACAACCCGTTCAATAGACCACTGTTTCAGAAAAGGGGTGGTTTAATTGGAATTTATAACTTTACTTGATAAACTCACACCCGTTTTAATTGTGATTATTCCAAGTTATTTCTCGTTTAAAAGTACGCAGAATACAAAAGAAACTGAAAAGCAAATCAACGTTCTATCAGATAAAATCGGGGAACTTGAAAAATCAGTTCACGCAGTCGAGGAAATCGGGAAAGATAACAATAAAAATCTTTCACTAATCGGAAAAGGATTGCAACGGTTACAACGCTTTCGATTGCAAGAAAACTTGAAAAAATCAATACGACGTGGAAATACAAGTCAGCATGAAATCGAAGAACTTTCAAGACTTTATGAAAGCTACGTCGAATTAGGCGGAAACGGCGCTATCAAAATACTGTTTGAGAAATTTCTCGAACTAGAAATCAAAGAGGAAAATGATGATGAATAAAATTAACTGGAAACTACGTTTACAAAATAAAGTTACGCTTATCGCACTTTTGGGAGCGGTATTTCTTATGTCTCAACAATTCGGATTTGAAATTCCACAAAACATTCAAAACGGTGTGAATACATTTGTTTATATCTTGGTTCTTTTGGGAGTGGTTACTGATCCAACGACTGCTGGCATCACAGATAGTGACAGAGCGCTTGAATATCACGAACCAAGTGAAGACTAGAAAAGGGAAGCCATAAGGCTTCCTTTTTATTTTGTATGAAAGGGGGCAACCTTTGAAAAAAATTATTAAACGACAAACTGGCGTTTGTGTCAACGTCCGAGATAATTCGGATAGAGTGAAAGAGGAATTTTATTCACACGATAAAAACAACGCATTCATCGAGTTACGACTGAATAACGTAAACGCTGAAAAAGTTATCGTCTTATTCCGTTTCAAAACAACAAATCGTTTCTTGGAAGTTGTCGGAGTGGTTGAAGATAATATCGCATCTATTCCATTCGATACCAGCTTAATTACAACCGATGAAATTGTTGACGGGTTTGTTTATGCTGAAAAAGTCGTACAATCGGCAGATATTCTAAAATTCTCGTTTGGGGTTCGTGTATCTGAAATTGATAAACACAGTGAATTGCCCGTTATTGAGAAAGAAACTAAAAGAATTGTCGCTGTAACTGATATTGTAACGAAAGCTGAACTAGAAGAAGCGATCAAGAATATCCATGTTGAGGGCGCAACCTATGACGATTCGGGAATTATTCGACGTTTGCAAGCGCTGGAAACGAAACCGGAAATCGACACAAGCGGTTTTGCTACAAAGGAAGAACTAGCAAGTAAGGTTGAGCGTACCGAAATCAGCCATATTTCAGCCGATATTGAAGCGTTAAAGACTAAGGCGGATAAAGATACCGTATATGACGATAGCGCCCTTAGAGAACGTGTAACGGCGTTAGAGAGCAAGCCCAATATTGATACAAGTCAGTTTGCAACTAAACAAGAATTGCAGAATGTTGTTTTATCTCAAGGTCCAAAGGGCGACAAGGGAGAAACTGGCGAACGTGGACCAATAGGACCACAAGGACCGCAAGGATTGACTGGACCACGAGGGGAAACCGGTCAGCAAGGTTTACAAGGTATTCAAGGACCTATTGGACCTAAAGGCGATACTGGAGAGCGTGGACCACAAGGTGATACTGGACCAAGAGGAGCGGACGGACTTCAAGGACCTATTGGACCTCAAGGTTTGCAAGGCGAACGAGGGCAAGACGGACAAAAAGGCGAACGAGGGCAAGACGGACAAAAAGGCGAACGTGGGGAACAAGGACCAATCGGTCAAACTGGACCTATTGGACCACAAGGACCTATTGGTTTAACCGGTCCAAAAGGTGCTGACGGTGTGGGCATTCCGCAAAAATTGACCTTATCCGGAAACACGCTTATTTTGTCTGACGGCGGGGGAAGCGTAACGCTACCAAGTCAACCGGCATCAAACGCACCCGCTGGACAAGTAAATCAGTACGAAATTCACGGTACTGGCATGCCTAATGGTAAGGTTGTAGCACCAGTTGGCACGACATACGTCGATACGGCTGTTACAAACGGCGCTTTGAAATGGATAAAACGAACTGGAAATCACAATCAAGGTTGGGAAGTCTTGACTGGTGATACTGGATGGCGAACGCTGAATATTGTTTCAAAGCTAGGCGCATCTTATCTTAAAGTACGTCGTAAAAATGATACAGTCATGTACCAATTCGGAGGTCTTTCTTGGGGCTGGTTCGGTGTTGTCCGTAGAAATGGTGTCGGATACAGTCCACAAGGAAGCGACAAGGAAAGAAACTGTTACATTTTAGGTTTAAGCGGTGTTCCTGTCGGATTTCGTTCAGAATCTAGCCTTATTGGTGGTATTTACAACGATAAAGGCACACCATACGGTACTTGGTATCTTGGAGGGTACGGAGACAGTAACATGCTACGCTTCCAATTTACTGATCCAGTCCCGACTGACCGTGATATCGGAGATATTCGGGTAAGTTCTATCTCGTACTTAACGAGCGAGCCTTGGCCTACAACATTGCCATAAACGAAAGGATAAAATATAAATGACAATCAATATTGAAAATGCTATTGCATGGATGAAAGCTAGACAAGGACAAGTCACTTATAGCATGGAATATAGAGACGGAGATAGCTCTTATGATTGCTCTAGTTCAGTATATTATGCTTTAAGAAGCGCTGGGGCTGTTTCTGCTGGCTGGGCAGTTAATACAGAGTACGAGCATGACTGGCTTATTAAAAACGGTTATGAGCTGATTGCTGAAAATACCGAATGCAACGCTCAACGTGGAGATATCTTCATCTGGGGCAAGCGTGGCGCAAGCGCTGGAGCGTTCGGGCATACTGGTATGTTCATTGATAGTGATAATATCATTCATTGCAATTATGCGTATAATGGTATCTCAATCAACAATCATGATGAGCGCTGGTATTATGCCGGACAACCTTATTTCTATATCTACCGTTTAACAAATCCAGATGCTCAACCAGAAGAAGTGAAAAAAGGCTGGCAAAAGGATGATCAAGGACACTGGTACGCTAGAGCAAATGGCTCTTATCCTAAAGCAGAATTTGAGTATATCGAAGAAAATAAATCATGGTTCTATTTTGATGAGTCAGGCTATGCTCATACTGACAAATGGCTACATCACACAGATGGCCAATGGTACTATTTTGACAAAGACGGATACATGGCTACAAGCTGGAAGAAAATCAATGAAAAATGGTATTATTTCAACCGTGATGGAGCTATGCAGACTGGCTGGGTTAAATACTACGACAAGTGGTACTACCTCGATGCAGTAAATGGCGAAATGAAATCAGACTGCTTTGTTAAATACAATGATGGTTGGTACTTGCTACTTCCAGACGGGCGTATGGCTGATAAGCCTGAGTTCACAGTAGAGCCTGATGGCTTAATTACAACAAAATAAAAATAAAACATAGAAAGGCTTTCAAAATTTAATTACACTAAAACCGCTCAGTTTTTGAGCGGTCTTTTTTTGTTTTCTCTGAAAGTACTTTCTGAATTAAAAAATAATGATTTTTTTACGAATAGATAAGTAGGAGGAATAAAAATGAACATTTTAAATATTGAACTTGCGAGCATAGAGCAGACAGATCTAGGTTTTGAGCATTGGGTAGATGTAACTTACCAGGTGCCGATTTTGAAAAATGAATACACGGTCAAGTTGTTACTCTTGATGGAATGTAAGATAGAGGACCAGGAAGTCATTGAGTATCTGGTATCAACTTGGAAGTATCGTGATCTGGTGTTACATTCTGTGCAGATGTATGAGATGGAAAGGGGCAAAAAAGGGGCAAAAGGTTAAAACTTTTGTATTTTTATGGTAAAAATTATATGTAGTTTATTTCTTATTTATGCTTATTTTATAAGGTTTCTTTCTATTATATACTTATGAAATATAGTTGGCTCTTAAAGAAGCAGTTAAATAATGATTTTATAAAAAGCCTATTAATCAAGCGTCAAGCTTGGTTAGTAGGTTTTTTTGCTTTATAGAGGAATTGTAACGAAAGTAGAAGTAGAAATAAGAATTGGGACTATTATAAGCTATAAAAAAATTAAAGCTTGAAAAAATAAAAGAAAAAAAACAACTCCGAATCGAAGTTGTTTTCGTTTAACCGTATACAAGTGATGCGGTTGATTATTTGAGACCGTATTTTTTGTTGAAACGATCCACGCGTCCATCTGCTTGAGTGAACTTTTGACGTCCAGTGTAGAATGGGTGTGAGTCTGATGAAATTTCCACACGGATCAATGGGTAAGTTTCGCCTTCGAACTCAACTGTTTCGCTAGAGCGTTTTGTTGAACCGCTAAGGAATTTGTAACCAGTAGTTGTGTCCATGAAGACAACTGGGCGATATTCTGGATGGATATCTTTTTTCATTTTGCAATATTTCCTTTCTGCCATGGTCTCTTTGCGAGCCATAGATTGTTACCATACTAGTCTATCAGATTCTGAAAAGTTTGGCAAGCTTTTTATCTATTTTTCAGCAAGTTTTTTAATTTTTGGTAGATGAGCTCGTTCTCTTCTAAACTATACGAATTTGCCCCACTAGCAAGAGGATGGCCACCGCCATCATGTTCTTTTGCGACACCATTGATAGGGACAAATTTACTGCGAAGACGTACGCGGTAGTGACCATCTGCTTGCTCCACAAAAATTCCCCAAAGGCTAACAGTATCAATACGGCCTGGAGCTCCAACGATGGCTGCTGTTTCCGCATCAGTAACGTCGTATTTCTTCAATATTTCTTGGGTGAGAATAACACGTGCAGCACCATTTTCATCAACTTCTAAGTGATCATAGACATAACCCTGGAGTTTGGCAATCTTAAAGCTCATAGTATCCATTTTACGAGTTAATTCAGCATAGTCAAAGTTATGTTCTCTGAGTTGACTTGTGATACGAAGCGTACGTGCAGAAGTAGAAGGGTAGAGAAAACGGCCGGTATCACCAATAATTCCAGCGCAGAGCATTTTAGCAGCGTAGTCGGATAATTCTAAGTTAGTTGCTTCAGCAAAAAGAGCAATCATCTCACTCGCACTACTAGAGTTCGTGTCTACCCAAACAAGATCGCCGTAAACTTCGTCATTTGGATGGTGGTCAATTTTGATAATTGTCTCAGCATTAAGATATCGTTTATCATCAATACGTGCTGTGTTTGCTGTATCACAGATAATGGCAAGTGCACCTTGATAGTCTGTGTCCTCTACCTGATCCATTTTAGCAAGCCAAGTTAAGGTTGGTTCATTAAAACCAACTACTTTTATCGTTTTTTCTGGAAAATGATGCTCAAGCAAGGCTTTTAAACCTACCTGACTCCCCAGAGCGTCAGGATCTGGTTTCATATGACGGTGGATGATAATAGTATTGTATGCTTTGATTTTTTCTAAAATTTGGTGACAAATTTCCATAATGAACCTCAATTCTTTCTCATTTCATTGTAGCACAA